AAAGGCCGGATAGCCCAGCTTCTTCGACATTGACGTCGCGATGCTCCAGACAATCTCGTTATCAGTGCCCGGTTCTGGTGGTGGCACCCCGTTGCGTAGCCTTGTCTTGTAGTGGTACTCGATGCCGTGGTACTGCTTCCACATTTGGTATTGCCTGAGAATAAGATTCAGGCCAATTCCGCGATCGCGAGCTACAACCTCCACGTCGATACGGTATGCCGTGAAGCCCTGCTCATACGTCAGGTCGTCAGCGATCTTCCACACCTCGGCAGCGATGGTGCCCTTCCTTGGCGGAAGCACACCGTTTTTCGCGATCGGGATACCCAGCCTGTGCTTCTCCCGCACCTTCCTGATACGCTCCATAAGAGGCGACGCGCACATGATCAGAACGGCAGGTGTGCTTTCCAAGCGGGACAGCCGAAGATGATCACCTTGAGTGGTGGTGTTGAACCGGCAAGCTCACAGGTGATTGTCTCCTCGATCATGTGCTCGCAGTTCCAGCAGCTCCTGACCATGCACTGGTTGAGCATGTCATGGTGAAAGGCTTGGGCGCCCAGTACGCTTATCTGGTTTTGGGTCAGGGTTTGTTTTTCAGTCGTCATTAGTGTTTTCTCCGAAGGCGGTGCCTGTAAAATCGTAATCAAGAATCGAGTCGTACTTGGGTTTCAGCCATATCCGCAGGTGCGTCGGCTGCTTGAGGGTGCGAACATTAGCCAGCGCTTCCTCGGTCGTATCGGGTGGCATGTCGTAGTCAGGTGCACGTCTTGCCCACCACCTCCGTGCCATGCGGTTGGACTCGGCAGAGTGCTCGAAAGCTATCCACTCGATGAACCTGCGAAGCCCGCAGAAATAGCTGACCCGTAAGGACGGCGGACGCCCGATCTTGTAGTGTTCGTTGTAAACCACGCTGTCAACCTTGAAGACTTCCGTCCGCATGTCCTCGGCACCGACGATTAACTGTTGGCTATTGGCGACACCTTCGATATTAATTTCGACAGGGAACGCGGTGCCACACACGACACAGTTCCTCACACTGGTATGGTTCCAGCTCTCGCAGAAGTTGCACAGCTTGACCGGTGCCGGACGTGGTGCCCCCTTGCCACGACGTCTTGGGCATATCGGGTCGTTGATAGGTCCCAGCCGTGTGATGTTGTTGGCGAAGTCCAGTACCAGACAGTTCGCCTTTCCGGGGTGGGGGCGGGTGCCGCGCCCCAGCATTTGTACCCACAGTGAGGCCGACCGTGTCGGACGCAGGACGCCAATGAGATTGATTGCGGGGAAATCCACCCCTGTGGTCAGTATCCCGTTATTGACCATCGCCTGATACTCGCCATTTTTCCACGCACGAATGTTTTCATCACGCTCGGAGTCAGGCATCTTCGAGTGCACGTAGGTCGCCTTGATATCGTAGTGGTTGAGCGCGTTGGCGAGGTGCACGGCGTGATCGATGCCGGACGCAAAGATAAGCCAGTGCTTCCGATCATGACCTTGGGTGATCATCTCCATGCAAGCTGCGTGATTGATGGCATCGATATCCACAGCGGCCTGCAGCTCATTCTGCTTGTACTCGCCACCGCTGATACTGACGTTGCTGATATCCAGCACTGTCTTGGTAGGCTTCGGGATAAGTGGGGCAAGGTAGCCTTCAGCCAGCAACCAGTTGAAGCACTCGATGTTGGTCATATCGAAGCACACGTCGGTAAAGATGCCGCCTGCTTCCGTCAGGTGCCCCTGTCCCAGCCGATAAGGAGTCGCCGTGAAGCCGATAACCTTGAGCTTGGGGTTCACCTCCCTGAGATTCGCAATAACGCGCTGGTACATGGCGTCTTCTTTTGGCGACACTAGGTGGCACTCATCGATCAGCAGCAGGTCGATGTGCCCGAACGTTCCAACGGGGCACCGCGCAACACTAGCCACACCGCCAAAAACAATCGGGAAGCCGACGTCCTTGCGCTTCAGTCCGGCTGAGTAGATTCCAGCGGGTGCTGTAGGCCATAAATCGATCAGCTTTTGAAAGTTCTGACCGACCAGTTCCTTGACGTGCGTCAATTTCATGATGCGGGTGCCACGGTGCGCCAGTATTGCGCGACGCACGAAGTCACCTATCACAAGGCTCTTGCCAGTGCCCGTCGGTAGGGCGACGACGGGATTTCCTGTGTTGCCGCTTTCAAAGTACCGGAAGATACTGTCTACACTGGCTCGCTGATAATCGCGGAGTACCATCATGTTTGGCTCCTCCTCTTTGCTTCTTCGAGAAGTCGGGTGACAAAGTTGGTATGCCTGTTAAGCGCTTCCATGTATTTGGCGTCCAGATCATCCAAGCTTTTCATGAAATTCCTTTCACAGTCCCACAATAGCAACCAAGCTATGCCAGCGCACAGATAGCCAGCACCAGAACCCAGCCCGTCAACGAACAAGCAGATTATTCCAAAGAGGAACATCATTAGGGAGATAGCTAAAGCTGCGTTGGCTAAAAGTCTCATGTTCATGTCAGTGTGCCGTCTTGTTTCCAGAATTATACACAACTAGGTCTGCCTGTCGCTGTCTTTCTTTGGTCATATTGTCCAGAATGTTGATAATGGATTCCAGCTGGTCGGTGTGCATACGGGTAATCTCGGTCAGCTTTTCAATGTCCTCGTGCTTCTTTACGATCACCATCTTGATTTCCCTGATGGCCTCGGCATGCTCAACGAGTGCTTCCTGATGTGCCTTTATTGCGATCAGTGTCTGTTCCGAAATGCTGTCCAGCAGCCGGATAGCTGTCGCGACGTTGTCTAGGTTCATGTCGTTCTCCATGTGGTTAAACTTTGTTGTGGAATACTGGGTTGGGTGTGTAAAAAGGACAGTCTGATCTACGCTGTGTCTCAGGCGTCAGGTACCCATCCCAATCAAAGGTCGGGCTGACAAGTTCAAAATTGGTGCAACGCCATTCGCCGTTGTCTTCGACTTGAGAGTGCAGGCATGTCCTGCAATTGACCACAGGGGTTTCCTTGAGGTGGCACACCTTGACGTGGTCGCAGAACTTGCACTTGTAAAATCCGGGCGTGTCGCCTATCCGTGGTGGTGGTTCCGTGGCATCGATAATCATGGCTGACCTGTCGAGGTACCGTTGGTACTGGACTTGGTCAAACTGAACAATTTCCATGTGGATGGCGTCGGTATTCTTGTTGGTCGCGCAGTACAGGGCGTAGTTGAGGTGGTACTTCCCCATGTATTCCTGCATCTGAATGAAGTGCTCCCACTTGGCATTGATCACCCCGTCCTCGGTCAAGGTGGTGAACGACTTGTCATTATGGGTCTTGAATTCTCCCAGCATGGTTTCGTCCGGCATGTCTGGAATACCCCTGACGACGCCGTCAAGCGAACCGCCGAAGTGCCCCCTGTGCCCCTTGATGCGGAACTGCTTGCCGTCGCTGTTCAGCTGCCATACCTGACAGCCAATCAACATCAGCAAGGCGATCATGCGTGGTTCTTCCAAGTGTCCACGGTTGAACAGCCTTAGCATGCGTCCGTCAAAGTGCGGCTTGGTCGCCCAGTGAAAGCCGTACCATATCTCGCGCGGACAATCTCGCCCGATCAGCGACGCGCCAAGGTGGTCGCGCCAATCCTCCTCTCGCGTGTCGTAAGCATCACTCGACAGCGGCATCAGCTCCTTCAGCAGGCCACGGTACTTGGCACCTTGATCTTTCTGCATAGCCGCGTCGATCGCAGCCATTGTCCTAATTGCTAATCTCATGTGTGGTTACCGTTGTGAAAAGAGCCGGTTGAACCGACTCTTTAGAAGGTTAAGTTACTTAACCCAAGGTGGAGGCGGTGCAGTTTCGGCAACGGCTAGGTCAGGCTCTACCATTTGTGCCTTTGGCGCTCCGGCAGCTTTCTCAGCGATCGCGGCACCCTGCGACTTGTTGGCCTTGGCTTGTGCCGTAGCTTTGCCATTAGCTAGCCACGCTGGGTCAGCTGCTCCGGCTGGAGAGGCTGCGGGAGAGGCGGCTGCACCGACAGGCTTGGCTCCACCGATTCCACGGTAGCCTTTCACCTCGTTGGTCGGGTCGTAGGTGTTGCCATTCTCGGTACGCTCCGGCTTGACGTTCAGCTTTACCTCCAGCGGCTTGCCGTGCAGCTCTTGGCTGTCCTGCACCTGCATCACGTTTACCGCGTGGCAGATTGCCGATAGTGTTTTTCTGGCAATTTCGACAGCTGTCTCATTGGCATTGTGCAGGTTGAGCCGGTCGAATACCTTGCGGTTGTTGTACTGACCACCCAGTATGGTCAGCTCCAGTGCCAAGTAAGAGCCGTGCCCGTCCTTGGTGGCTTTTACTTCGGAACCGGTGATCTGTGCTGGGTACCAGCCAGCTGGCAGCGGTTGAAATGCTTCCTGTGGTGCAACGGTATTTGCGTCAAAGTTTATTAAAGCCATGTTAAATGTCTCCTCGAATCTTGTTGAATATATGGGTTAAGTCGGGTTGCTCGATTGCATCAAGCGCACCGCTTCGGTCTTTTGCTTCGTACTGCATATCCGGTTGGGTTTGCAGAAAGCGGTACTCTACGCCTTCTTTTGTCTTGCCTATGCCCAGCCTGAATACTTCGTCGAACAGGTAGGGCAGCTGGTTGCCCAGCTTTACCCCCGGCATGCTCGGACTGTAGACCACGACTCCGGTCATTTCGTCCTTTACAGGCTCCTGCTTTGCGATCATGACGACGTTGAAACCTGACAGGTCGCGGAACGCCCTGATCAGCATCATCATCTTTTCGATAAGTTCCCCGTATGCCTGCCTAGGGTCTTTTACCTGCTTCTTTGCATTAGCCAGCACCACCTCACCGATTTCCGAAATCGAATCGATAAAGATTGTCTGGTAAGTCTGTCGTGCTTCGGCTGAACCTTCCAGCCAAGCATGCGCGTCGACCAAGTCCTGAATCGTGGCAATTTCCAGCATGGTTATGTCGTGGTGCCTGAGCGACAGCACCCCCGCTTCCGCAGACAGCATGAGCGGGTCGGGTGCCGTGCTCGCCAAAAACGTCTTGCCGGCGCCAGCCTTGCCATAGATCAGGCTCTTGATGCCGCGATCATTCGAGGCATTTTTTGTGGAGGTCAAGATCAGTCCCATGCTAATGTCCTCTGACCACAGGGGCACTTGTAGCGTATGGATTATTGACGGAACTGGGCGAGTAGGGGCTACCGTATGGGCCGTATTCGTTTTTAATACTTGTGGGACTGTATGGACTGCCGTAAGGCCCATAGGGGTTGCTCGTACTGTTGTAGTCATACGGATTGCTGGACAGGTTGCCAAGGTATTCGCCAGTGTTGGCGTCGTGCAGCGTTGGCGGGTCGGCTAATGCCGACAGGGAAAAAGTCAAGGCTGCTATTAACAGTAAGTGTTTCATGGTTGCGCTCCTTAGTTGGTTAATTTGAAAAGATTAATTAATGTTTTGCGTATTTTTTAAGCAGGTGCTTGTACTCGTCAGGCATATCACATTCCTCCAGATCATCAGGACATATCCCGAATACTTTAAGCGATAAACCTTCACGGTTCATCGGATTAAAGTCAGCTGGAAAAATGACAGTCACTGTCCCGTGCTCGTTGTAGGATATGATTTCACCCAGCTGCCCTGTGGTCAGCAGCCTGTACAGCCGGTTCGGTGGACGATGTTTAATCATGTCTAAGATAGCTGCCGGTCTTGCTGCCAGCCATTCGTCATACTCCGGGTCATTTGTCAGGTCGTAGAGAATAATTTGTCGTGCCCCTGTGGTTAATGTAAAAAAGTTGGTAAGAGTTCTGTCAGACCGATCAGGCTGAAGAACGCTATGACGAAAAGTACGCCCAGCGCTAACTGGGCAAGGACGGATGGCGACGGCATGGTCATTTTAGTACTGGCATTGACATTGGAGCTGACATTTCCCCCGTCGTCATCTTGACATATAGATAGACAGGTTCCCCATCATCGTTATCTTCATCTATGGTCCAAGTAATGTAATCTACATTGCCGTAGTCTAAGAAGCTAAAGCGTATCCGATCGCCGACGCGCGGCAGGTGCTCCATATATCGAATCGTGTGCATTTCTCCGTCTGCTAGTACATATACTTTAAACATGATTATTGCGCCCCCTCAACGCCAAAGAGTTCAAAAATGTGCCACACAAAGCCGCTACCGTCGAAGTAGGTGTGCACGTAGACGGCGTGTTTTGGTATGTCGTGCCCAGTGCCAAAGATTTCAAAGTGCCGCTTGATCTGTTTGGCGTATGGGTCGACCGTCACCCACATGGTCAGGTGACCATCCTGAAACTCCACCTTGATGATTTCCGCGCCCTTTGGCATGAGCAATTCTTTAGCCAGTTCATATTTCCATACTTGCATGTTATTTCTCCCCGTTATTAAAACTGTATTGTTCGTCAGTCAGATAGGGTCGCGGGTCTTGGTACTTATCCATGCGGCACCTTTGCTGCGGCAACAAGATTGTTGCGTTTCCCTTTGGTCGTTGTGTTTTGCATACCGGACATTCAACACCGTAAGCAGCACGAACCCGCTTCTTGTGGTCTTTCAGCTGCCTGAATACCTCGCCACATTCGCTCATGGCGGCTACTCCTTTGGCGCAACGAGTTCAACGGTTGGGGAAGCTGGCTTGATAGTCAGTGCCTGCGTGAAGATCAAGCTTGCGTCCTTGTTGCGCTTGACCAGATCACGGTACTGGGACAGCTTGAGAGTCGGCTTGCGCTCGATCAGCAGGTCGGGATTCTCGCCAAGTTCACGCAGCTTGACGTTGACGTGCTCCAGCATGGCTTCGTCTACCTTGTAGTCGAGCTTGTGGGTGCCCTTCAGTTTCCAGCCGTTACCCATTTCCAGCGTGTTGACGCCTTCGTCAGGCTTCGGGAAGAAGGTTTCCATGACCTGCTTGCGGAGTGTCATCTCGGCTTCGATGATCTTTTTTGCTTCGATTGTTTCTTTTTTGGCTTGCTCCCACTTGGCTAGCAGGAGAGTTTTTGAGAGTTCTGCGTTGGTAGTCATGATTCAGGTTCCCCGTTGTATGTGAATAAAGATTATATGTGTTTGTCGCGATTACCTGTCGACAAGTGCATTATACACAAAAAAGGATTGTGTGCAACTATTTTTTTAATTGATTTATTTATCAGTTAAAGTTATAGTGCGTCGACATTATACACATTGTTGTTTAATGTTTGACAGTTTATTTTATCTACTAACCACAGGGGGTCTTATTATGGCTAGCAAGCCACCAGTTTTCAAAATGAAGTTAAAGAATGGTACGAGGTTTGATGAGTATGATCAGCCGGATTCGTTGATGTTGAGCGTTATGGGCATGCTGCGGGAGTACAACGTGTTCGAGGTGTTCGAGGCTACAGGGATACCCTACTTCTGGCTGAACAGTTTTGCCAATGGGAGGATACAGAATCCGTCTGTGAACAGGGTTCAGTATTTATATGAGTACCTGACCAAGACCAGACTGGTTACTGACTACCAAGTGTTAAAGAAAGCAGTGGTATTGGAATGATTGAAAATATACCGGATGAAATGAAAGCGTATCCGCAGTGGGTTGTATCGGGTACCGACAAGTTGCCGCGTAATCCAAGAACTGGGCGGGTGGCAAGTATTGTTGACCCAACCACATGGGGCACGTTCGAGGAAGCTGCTGGTAACGCGAAGTATCCGAACGTTGGCTTTGTGCTGACTGCGGAAGACCCGTACTGCATCATCGATCTTGATAACAAGCCGGATAACCCAGCGACGACTGAGCAGACTGACAGGCACGCAAAAATCATGCGAATGTTTGACAGCTATACGGAGAAGTCGGTAAGCGGGTTTGGCTATCACATTATCTTGAAGGGTTCAATACCCACAGGGGTGCACCAAGACAAGATCGAAATGTACTCGGAAGGCAGGTACATGATTTGCACTGGTGACTACGTGTACGACTTGCCAATCAGCGACAAGTATCAGGAGCAGCTGACGAAGTTGCATGCGGATATGGTCAAACAGCAGGCCAAGCGTGTAGAGCTGGTTGAGGTGGAGGAAACGGTTGATGACGACACGATCATGGGGTGGGCTGTCAATGCTACAAACAAGGACAACTTCAACAAGTTATTTGCTGGGGACTTCTCGGAGAAGGAAAGTCAATCTGAAGGGGACATGGCGCTAATGAGCATGTTTGCCCATTACTCCAAGTCTGATGAACAGGTCAGGCGGCTGTTCAGGGCAAGCGAGCTTGGCAAGCGGGATAAAGCTACGCGGAACGACAAGTACCTGAACCGGACATTAGCCGTAATACGAAGAAGGCAGGCGGCTGAAACGCCGGATATTGATTTTAGCCAGTTGCTGGCTAAAGGTATGGAACGTGCACATGCTGTTGAAAGTGCTGGTGTTGACGAAACCGATGACGAAGACGAGCACCTGTACAGTCCCGAAGAAGCAGAGGAGCTGGAGGTCAGCAGCTTGCCGGACTTGCCGGTGCCTGCTGGGTTGATCAAGGACATGGCGGATTACTTCTTTGCCACGGCGATCAGGCCGGTGCAGGAGATTGCACTGTCGGCAGCGATAGCCTTGGCTGCTGGCGTGTGCGGCAGGGCTTACAACATTTCTGAAAGCGGGCTTAACCAGTACATCATCTTGCTGGCAAAGACAGGTCGCGGCAAGGAGGGGGCGGCGTCAGGCATCAACAAGTTGATAACGGCAGTACGTCCGCAGCTGCCTCTGGTCGATACCGTGCTCGGCCCCGCTTCGTTCGCGTCAGGTCAGGCGCTGGTGAAGGCTTTGAGTGAGCAGCATTGTTTTGTTTCGGTACTCGGTGAGTTCGGTTTGACGTTGCAGCAGATATCTGACCAGCGGGCTAACACTACGCAGATATCACTGCGTAAGGAGTTGCTGGATTTGTTCAGCAAGTCGGGATGGAAACAATCGTTGCGGGCTTCTGTGTATGCTGACGCAACCAAGAATACCAAGGCTGTTCGGGCACCGTGCGTGTCTATCTTTGGTGAGTCTACGCCAGAAACTTTCTTTGAAGGGTTGGAAGCCAGCCACATTGCAGAGGGTTTGATACCACGGTTTTCGATTATTGAGTACGTTGGTGAGCGTCCTGAGCGTAACAGGAACGCAGGCATCGAACCAAGCAAGCGGCTGTGTGATGAGTTCTCCGAGCTTGTCGCTGCCAGCATGACTGCGGCGAGGAACAATGCGTGTACGCAGGTTGAGATGAGCGACGAAGCGCTGGAATTGCTGGATAGCTTTGATGCGAAGGTCGACGTGCTAATCAACAGCACCAAGGTGGACGTTGAGTTGCAGCTGTGGAACAGGGCGCACCTGAAGGCGTTGAAGTTTGCCGCTTTGTTTGCCGTGGCAAGGTCACCACACGAGCCGGTCGTGGACTTGGAGATGGCACAGTATGCGATCGCGTTCGTGGAGAGCGAGGTGCGGCGTGTGGCTGCGAGGTTCCAAAGTGGTGACGTTGGACGCGGTGACCACAAGCAGGCGGCTGACTTGAAGGCGACGATACTTGCATACCGCAAGTTAGACGCAACAAAGCGGGCAAGTTACCGCATACCTGACGATGTGTTTAACGCGGGATACATCACGCACAATTTTTTGAGTAAACGTACAACAGGATTGGCAAGTTTCAGACAAGACAGGTCAGGAGCCACAGTCAGTCTCAAAAAAATGATCGCATCGTTTATTGATTCTGGATTGTTAGTGCAGATTCCGAAACCTAAGCTTGAGAAACAGTTTGGTTTTCTAGGAATAGCTTACGGAGTAAATATCACAGCGCTTAAGGGTGCTTGATTCAGGTATTTTTTGAGTGGGTGTCAGGAGGTGAAAATGCTCCTGATGCTCTCCTTACAACTTAAGTGTTTGTTTTTATTTTAAAATACAGCAAAAAAAAGGGTTCTGATTCCTAACGCTAGATATACACGCGCAGAGACGTAATAAATAGACATATATACGCGGGGAGCTTTTTATAAAATATATATATATATATTTTATATATTAGGAATATATATATATATATATTAAGTTATTGTTTTATATAGATATTCTGCTCCTAATTTTTTGTTAGGATTTCTATTAGATTTGTAAAGACGGGGAGAAAATGGGATGGGTGGCAAGTTCAGCAGGTCGAAGGGTCAGCGGGGGGAGAGGGCGGTGATCGCGGTGTTACAGCCTGTGGTCAGTAAGGTGTATCAGGCGCACGGGGTGCATGAGTCTGATGTGCCGTTGCTGGAACGGAACCTGATGCAGGCTAACTGGGGAGGGCATGACATTGTCGGTACGGGTCTTGATTGGTTAGCGCTGGAGGTCAAGCACCAAGAGGTCTTGAGTGTGGGCAGCTGGTGGGAGCAGGCCAAGCTGCAGGCTGGGAATATTCGGGAGCCGGTGTTGATCTATCGGAGGAACAGGGTGAAGTGGCGGGTGGTAATGTTTACTTGGATGCACGTAGAGGACTTGATGGCACTGCCGGTAGTGTCAGACATATCGCTGGAGGATTTTCTGGTTTACTTTGAGGCTAGGCTGCGGGCTGAAGTTGCGAGTGAACTGACCACAGTGTTGCGCGATCGCATGGCGTCGGTAAAGTGATGCCCCCTGTGGTTAGTTGACTGACCACACGGTTGGGGGTAGCTTAACGGTTTTACCTACAGGGAGTTGGTTATGAGCAGATGGGCACCGAAAAGATTTGGCAGCAACAAGCCGGTCACGGCACCGACGATTGTGCAGGAGTTGAACTACAACAGGTGGAGGCTGAATGGTCAGCTGGCCCGCGTGATCGCGTTGCTGGCGCATACGATTGAGGCGCATGAAGACATGCCGCGTAAGCCATTTGATGCGGCGATTGCCGCGATTGAGGCACAGCAGCGGAAGTATCACGATGAGTACATGCTCAAGAGGGGCGTGGAGTTGGCTAAGCTGGGCAAGGTGCCGGACAAGGCCAAGCTCAGGGGGGAGAAGAAGCTGGACGAGAATGGCAGGCCGATACAGTGGCAGAAGGTGGGGAGTGCGGCTGACTTGACCAAGGTGGTGAAAGGCGGGGTTAAAAGTGTGGCAAAGGTCAGGGGTGGGAATAGGGGTACGGCTTGATTTGAGGGGGGTAGGTTGCGTTTGTTTCGTGGTCAGGCTATGTTGGTAGCTTGCAGGTAGAACAAATGTACCTACAGTTGATTGTTGAGTTGGTTATTGATGGGTCGGTTTACTGACCACAGGGTTCTAGGTTTTTTGATTGGGTTTTGATTGATATTAGGTTTTGATTGAGAGGGGGTGGTCATCATGGTTGCAGGCGCTGGGTTTGGTAGAGTTGGCGGTACGGGTGGTTTGAAGGCTGGGATGGGTATGGGGATGGAGATGGGGGCAGAGTC